TATGCGAACACAAGAATGGTTAACTCAAGAAGTATTTAATAGATACCACAGCGAAACTGAGATGATGAGATATATGCATAGGTTAGCATCTAAGGATTATTCATTAGTACATGGTATGATGCCACTCGGTAGTTGTACTATGAAATTAAATGCAGCAGCAGAATTGATGCCTGTATCGTGGCCAGAGTTTAACAATATACATCCATTTGCACCTCCATCTCAGACACTTGGTTATGAACAAATAATGGTAGACTTACAGAAATGGTTATGTGATATCACAGGGTTTGATTCTGTATCACTACAACCTAACTCAGGTGCACAGGGTGAGTATGCAGGACTATTAGCAATCAAAGCTTATCATGAATTTAATGGTGATAGTAAAAGAACTAAAGTTCTAGTTCCTAAGAGTGCACATGGAACTAATCCTGCTACTTGTGTCATGGCAGGTATGGAAGTTGTAAGTGTTGACTGTGATAAAGATGGTAACGTAGATATACATGATCTAAGATTAAAAGCATGTCTGGATGCACATGAATTAGCAGGTTGTATGATTACATACCCATCTACACATGGTGTATTTGAACCAACTATCAAAGAGATATGTGATACAGTTCATGAGTTTGGTGGTCAAGTATATCTTGATGGTGCAAATCTAAATGCACAGGTATGTTTAGCAAAACCAGGTGACTATGGTGCTGATGTAATGCATATGAATTTACATAAGACATTCTGCATTCCTCATGGAGGTGGAGGACCAGGCGTAGGTCCTATAGGTGTAGCAAAACATCTAACACCATTTGTAAATCAAAGAGTATCAGCAGTGGTGCAAGGTAGTGCATCTATCTTACCTATCAGTTGGATGTATATAAGAATGATGGGTAGTGATGGTCTTAGACAGGCAAGTGAATGTGCATTGTTATCAGCAAACTGGTTAGCAAAGAAAATAGAACCATACTTTGATGTTCTATACAAAGGTGCTAGTGGTAGAGTTGCACATGAATGTATATTTGATTGTAGAAATTTACCATTTACTGCAGAGGATGTGGCAAAGAGATTGATGGACTATGGATTCCATGCTCCTACATTATCATGGCCAGTTGCAGGTACTATGATGGTAGAACCAACTGAGTCAGAGACACTTAGAGAGTTAGAAAGATTTGGTGAAGCAATGAATATGATAAGATATGAAGATCCTGAGATAGTAAAGAACTCACCTTATACTGCAAAAGAATTAGCAGGAGAATGGAAGCATGAGTTCTCTCGTATGGAGGCAGCATACCCAGTTGAACAGGAACATAAATTTTGGTCATCTGTAAGTCGAATAGATAATGTGTATGGTGATCGTAATTTAGTTTGTTCTTGTTCTTAGTATGGCAACTTTAATTTCTAACATGCCCGCAGAAGAAGTGTGGGTAAGAAAAGAATATCTAACTGACTTTGAGTCTGGGCATGGTGAATTTACACCAGGCGTTTGGGTATCTTGTAAATCAATGCCAGGTCGTGCATTTTATTTTGAGACATACTTACCAGAGTATGCAGCAATATATGATAAACTTCCTATCAGTGCGTTTGTAAGTAAACCTGTAACACCAGACCCAGATATGGATCTACCAAACTTGCAGTTCTGGAACTGCATGGACTATGGTGTCACAACCATATGTAAACAGTTTATAGGATCTATGGACTATGAACTATACACCAGAGACTTTGGAAGTCAACTAGGTAAATATGTAATTACTATTGATAATTATCATGATGAACCTGACACTCCAGATTATAGTACTGCAGAGACTCCATCAGAACATAAGAGTCATAACCTGATAGCACTAAACAATGGACAGTTTGCTTTATATCCTAACAATAGGATGAGAATTTATGATAACTCATTAACTCCTAAGCAACCTAAGATGCCAAACTTCAAAGTATCCACTCAGATCTTTAGTGTCGAACGTGGACATATGGAGAGGTATGGCGATACAAATGATTACCACTATGGAATAACAGATGAACATGTACTTGAATCTAAAACCGAATAACTATGAAGGTGAAACGGAACTCCTAACATTAGAGTTGCCAAAGCATCAAATGAATGGTATAATGGGCTTATGCAGACCCATCGCAGAACAAAAAAACACAAACGCTGAGAGAATCTTAAAAGATCTTCTTAAAGATTGTGCTTATTCAATATCAGAATCCGAAAAAAGTTATGAGCGTAAGAGTCGTAAGAATGCGAAACGGTGAAGATGTCATCGCAGACGTTTATGAAATCGCAGCAAATGATAAACCTGATAAAGCAGTAGCTTTCAGATTAGATCATCCCTACAATGTTTACGTTGTAGAAACTGACCAAGATCTTTTAATTGAATCAGAAGGTGTACAGAAAATGTCTTCACCTGAGATACAATTTACACCTTGGGCACCGTTGAGTAAAGACAGAAGGGTTATCCTTCGACTAGATGAAATCATAAGTGCATATGACACTTACCCTGAGGTCATCGAAAAATACAATGAATTAGTAGAGGCAGCAACAGATGGAAGAGGAACTACTCCCACAAGTTCAGATGCAGGAAGAACAGTCAACAGTCAAACTGATCTTGCTGAGACAACGAAATGAGTATCTCATAGCAAAGATAACTGAACTAGATGAAGAACCAGTGTATCTTCTTGAAAGATGCTATCAGGTAACAGACGATGAAAAACTCGTTCCATTTCCTCAGCATAGTTCTCAAAGAGATTTGTTCTTGACATCTGACGTAGTTTTGACTATAATCGAACCAAGTCAAAAACTGTTGGATCTTTATAACGCATGAGCAAGTTCTATACGAACATTCAGTTAGCAGGTGATACAGTTCTATATCGAGGGTACGAAGATGGACAAGCAGTTCAATTTCGTACCCAGTTTTCTCCTACCTTATATGTAACATCTAATCGTCAAGAGAAGATGAAAACTCTTACAGGTAAACCTGTAAGATCTGTGCAGTTTGAAACTGCCAGAGAAGCAAGAGAGTTTATCAAAACATATGATGGTGTAGAGAAGTTTGAAGTTCATGGATATGAACGTTTTGTATATCAATACATTAGGGAACAGTTTCCTACTGAAGTTGATTATGATATTTCACAGATGAGAATCTATGCACTCGACATTGAGGTGCAATGTGAGAACGGATTCCCGAACGTAGAAGAAGCTGCTGAAGAAATGCTTTCTATCACCATCAAAGATATGGTGTCTAAAAAGTTTTACATCTGGGCAGTTCGTGACTTTGAGACCGAGCATGAACACTATGTTTTTGATAGTGAAAAGGACATGCTAAAAAGTTTCCTTGAGTGGTGGGTACATCATACACCTGACATCCTTACAGGATGGAACGTGAATCTATATGACGTACCATACATCGCCCGAAGGTTAAATAGAATATTAGGGGAAAAGTGGATGAGGTCTCTCTCACCTTGGAACCGTGCAAACGAAAGAGAAATTTATGTTCAGGGACGTAAGAATTATGCTTATGATGTCAGTGGGATTAATATTCTTGACTACCTCGATCTTTATCGCAAGTTCACTTATAGTAATCAAGAATCCTACAGACTTGATCACATCGCTTTTGTCGAGTTGGGACAAAGAAAGCTCGACCATAGTGAGTACGAGAATTTTAAAGACTTCTACACATCAGATTGGCAAAAATTTATTGAATACAACATCCAAGACGTTGAACTAATTGACCGTCTTGAAGACAAGATGAAGTTGCTAGAACTAGCAATCACTATGTCTTATGATGCGAAGGTAAACTTTGAGGATGTATACTCACAGGTAAGAATGTGGGACACAATGATATACAATTATCTTGCAGATAAGAATATTGTTCCTCCACCTCGTAAGGGTGCTAGGAAGGATGAAAAATATGCAGGTGCGTATGTAAAAGAACCTGTGCCTGGCAAATATGATTGGGTTGTATCCTTTGACCTCAATAGTCTGTATCCTCATCTCATCATGCAATATAATATCTCACCAGAAACACTCTGGGAGACTAGACACCCTAGTGCAAATGTTGATAAGTTACTAAATCAAGAGATTGATTTATCAGGAGACTTTGCTGTGTGTGCTAATGGTGCACAGTATCGTAAGGATAAAAAAGGTTTCCTACCTGAGATGATGGAGAAGATATACACTGAACGTGTCGTCTATAAGAAGAGAATGATACAGGCAAAGAAAGACTATGAGAAGTCGCCCTCTAAACAGTTAGAAAAAGATATAAGTAAGTTCAACAATATCCAGATGGCAAGAAAGATTCAATTGAACTCTGCCTATGGTGCTGTTGGCAATCAGTATTTTAGGTACTATAATCTATTGAATGCTGAGGCAATCACATTGTCTGGTCAGGTATCAATCCGTTGGATTGAGAATAAGATGAACCAGAAGATGAACAAAATACTAAAAACGGAGGATGTTGATTATGTCATTGCTAGTGATACTGATAGTATCTACCTCAATTTGGGTCCTCTGGTCGAGGGTGTATACAAGGGGAGAGAAGAAACTGATGAAGTCATTGTTGGGTTCATTGATAAGGTCTGTTCGATGGAACTTGAGCCTTATATTGAGAGTTCTTATGAAGCGTTGGCAGAGTACGTAAACGCATACGATCAAAAGATGTTCATGAAACGTGAGACTATTGCCAACAAAGGTATATGGACTGCGAAGAAGAGATATATCTTAAATGCTTGGGACATTGAGGGTGTTAGATTTGCTGAACCTAAACTAAAGGTCATGGGTATTGAAGCAGTCAAATCATCTACACCAGGTGCTTGTCGTGATAAGATTAGAGAGTGTCTTAAGGTAATCATGAACAGTGATGAAGAAGATGCACAAAAGTTTATCGCAGATTTCAGAGAGGAGTTCTATCAGTTACCTATCGAAGACATAGCATTCCCTAGAGGATGCAATGGGATAAATAAGTGGGCGGACAAATCCAGTATCTATAGTAAAGGTACACCCATTCACGTGCGTGGTGCATTACTATACAATTACCATAATACAAAACAACGATTGACTCACAAGTATCCTCTGATTCAAGATGGTGAAAAACTTAAGTTTGTTTATCTTAAGACACCTAACAAGATATCAGAGAATGTCATTTCGTTCCCAAATACTTTCCCAAAGGAATTTGGACTTGACAAATACATCGACCATGAACTACAATTTAGTAAGAGTTTCTTGGAACCGATAAAAGTCATTATGGATACTATTGGGTGGAAGCCTGAAAAGATCCCATCACTTGAATTTTTATTTGGATGAAAAAGTACAGAGTCGAATATCAAAATGCATTCGGCACACCTAAAAAGGAGCAACAGACATTCAACGATTTGTCTGAAGCAAGATGGTTTGAACGTGCCATGAAACGTTCTAATTTTATAACATGGTTTTATGAATTTTCTGAAGGACATAGCTAAAGAGATAGGTAATGATTACGCATCATTAGTCTCTGACGGTGTATCTGCAGGTGATACTGCAGGATTTATTGATACAGGTTCACACATTTTTAATGCATTATTATCAGGATCAATCTATGGAGGTATTCCTAATAATAAAATAACTGCTATAGCAGGTGAAACATCTACTGGTAAGACATTCTTCTGTCTTGGTATTGTTCAGCATTTCTTAGAGTCTAATCCTGACGCAGGTGTCATATACTTTGAGTCTGAGTCTGCTATATCAAAACAGATGATAGAGGACAGAGGTATAGATTCTAATCGTATGCTACTTGTTCCTGTTACTACAGTTCAAGAATTTAGATTACAAGCAATCAAAATATTAGATAAATATATTGAGCAATCTGCTGAAGAACGCAAACCCTTAATGTTTGTTTTAGATTCTTTGGGTATGTTGTCTACAACTAAAGAAGTAGAAGACTCTGAGGCAGGTAAAGAGACACGAGATATGACTCGTGCCCAAGTTGTCAAATCAATCTTTCGTGTGCTAACCCTCAAATTAGGTAAGGCAAACGTTCCTTTGATAGTCACCAATCACACATATGATGTGGTAGGTGCATATATTCCAACAAAAGAAATGGGAGGTGGAAGTGGACTCAAATACGCTGCAAGCACAATTGTATATCTATCAAAGAAGAAGGAAAAAGATGGTAAGGAAATTATTGGAAATATTATCAAATGCAAAACCGCAAAGTCCAGACTAACAAAGGAGAATTCAAGTGTTGAGACAAGATTATTTTATGATCGTGGACTTGACAGATACTACGGTTTACTGGAACTGGGTGAGAAACATGGAGTTCTTGAACGTAAAGGAAACCGTTTTATTATTGGGGAGTCTAGCGTGTACCCTTCTGCTATTCTCAAGGATCCTGACAAATACTTCACAGAAGAATTGATGGATAAACTTAACGAAGCTGCTGAGAAAGAGTTTCGTTATGGCAATTAAACTTACTGACTATGTTAGAACATATCCTAATGTTCTTAGTGAATCTGTATGTCAAACAATCATCAAGAACTTTGATGAATCCGACAGCGTATACACTGATAGAGAGCAGCGACCAAGTTTCAGAGAACTAAATATTTCACAGAGATATCATGCGAAGGATCCCAAGTGGGTCGCTGAACAAAATTTGTTGATTGATATATTTGATGAGTGCATGGATCAATATATGGAAGAACTGGACTTAGGTGCTGACTTCCCTGCGAAATATTCATACGAAGAGTTTCGTTTGAAGATGTATGAAAATAATAATTATGATCAGTTCAAAGATCATGTTGATGTGCAAGACTATGCTTCTGCTCGTAGATTTCTAGTCGGTTTTTTATATCTTAATGACGTAGAGGAAGGAGGAGAAACTTCATTTCCTAAACTAAACTTTGACATTTCTGCCAAGTGTGGTACAATACTTTTATTCCCACCTACATGGCAATATAGACACGCAGGTAAACCACCTGTATCTAATAACAAATACATTGTTGGAACTTATTTACATTACACATGAATTTAGAACTCACTATTCTTAGTAATCTATGCTATCATGAGAAGTATACACGTAAGGTGTTACCTTTCTTGATGAAAGAATACTTTACTGTACGTGAGCATACAATTATATTCTTAGAAATAAATGAATATATTAGTCAATACGATGCTTTACCTTCTCTCAATGCATTGAGTATAGAATGTCAAGAACGTAATGATTTAACTGAAGATCAATTTAAAAATATTAAGGAGGTTCTAGGTGAGTTATCCAATGAGAAAAGCGACTATAATTGGTTGGTTGACACTACAGAGAAATGGTGTCAGGAGAGAGCGATTTATCTATCGCTTATGGAATCCGTTAAGATTGCTGATGGGCAGGATAGCAAGAAAGATAAAGGTGCTATTCCAGAAATCCTCAGTCAAGCACTTGGAGTAAGTTTTGATCAGAATGTAGGGCATGATTATATTGGCAATTCGGATGAGAGATATGATTTCTACCATAGAAAAGAAGACAAAATTCCTTTTGATTTGGACTTCTTTAACAAGATTACAAAAGGCGGTCTTCCTAATAAAACTCTTAACATTGCTCTTGCAGGTACTGGGGTGGGTAAGTCTTTGTTTATGTGTCATGTTGCCAGTAGTGTGTTACTACAAGGTAGGAATGTTCTGTACATCACTTTGGAGATGGCAGAAGAAAAAATTGCAGAGAGAATCGATGCTAATTTACTAAATATTCCTATACAAAAACTTGCAGACTTACCTAAGGTAATGTTTGAAAGTAAGGTTAAGAACCTTGCAAAGAAAACACAGGGCAAGTTAATCATCAAAGAATATCCTACTGCGTCAGCACATGTAGGACACTTCAAATCTTTGATCAGTGACCTCGCTCTAAAGAAAAGTATAAAACCAGATATCATATTCATTGACTATCTGAATATATGTGCCTCTCAGAGGTATAAAGGATCTATAGTAAACTCGTATACCTATGTTAAAGCGATTGCAGAAGAACTCCGTGGTCTTGCAGTTGAGGCTAATGTACCTATCGTCTCCGCTACTCAGACGACTCGTTCTGGCTTTGGTAGTAGTGATGTCGATCTTACTGATACAAGCGAGAGTTTCGGTCTTCCTGCTACTGCCGATCTTATGTTTGCTCTTATATCGACGGAGGAACTTGAGGAGATGAATCAGATTATGGTTAAACAATTGAAGAACAGATATAATGATCCTACAATTAATAAAAGATTTGCAATAGGTATTGACAGAGCGAAGATGAGGCTGTATGATGTAGAGGACAAAGCTCAAACTGATATAATAGACAAAGGAAACGAAGAATTATCTAAAAAGTTTGCAGCAAAATCGTTTAATGAACTAAAGTATGATTGACTTTGACAAATACACTCAATTTGTAGACGCTGTTACTTCTGACGAGAGTAAAACAGGTGGACACTTTCAAGATCGCTTGAGAGATTTATACTCTAAAGATTTTAAATCACATAGAGCATTGACTGCTGCACTAGGATTAAGTGCTGAGTCAGGTGAGTTTACTGAGATAGTAAAGAAAATACTATTCCAAGGTAAACCAGTTAGTCAAGAGAATTTATTTCATATGAAACGTGAACTAGGTGATATCATGTGGTATTTTATTCAAGCATGCATTGCTTTAGATACTACACCAGAAGAAGTCATTGAAATGAATGTAGATAAACTCAAGAAAAGGTATCCTGGCGGTGAGTTTGATGTACATTATTCGGAAAACCGTCTGGTAGGAGATCTCTAATGATTCAGTTAATTTCAATATGTCTTATAATTAGTATTATAGCAGCACTATACATTTTAAAAATTTATAACCCACACTAAAATGGCACTCTCACAACAAGTATCAGATTCATTAGATGAAGCAAAGGCAAATTTAAGAAATGCTCTTGCTTGGTCAGCAAGAACTGAAGAACCATATATCAGTAAGCACATTGCAGATATATTATTATCAATAGACACTATCAAAGAAACTCATCAATATCTTTCTAACATTAAAGATATAATGGGAGAACGTGAAGATAAATAATTAGAAAGTTCGATGGCTACAAACGCTATAGAGACAGCAAAGCAAGAGAATGGATCGAAATTATTTTTTCAATCTGTAATTGAGCAAAATAAAGAACCTTCATCAGGAGAGATGAAAAAGGTTTATGAAGGTTATGGTGCTGAGTGGAGAGACACATATAGAAAACAAACTAATGCACTTAAGAAATTTTTAGGTGGTGCTAGAGGGTATGAATACTCAAGAGATAGAGGTATTATGCCTATGATAGAAGATATTGCAAAGAAACAATGTGGTGTATCTGTAAAGGATCGTTGGAATCCTATGGATATTGTTATGGTAAAGAAAACTCAAAAAAGAATTGTAGAAGAAAAGATAAAACAACTAACAAATGTAGATGGGATGTCTAAAGAAGCAAAATTGAACGTCCTAAACATGTATATGAAAGAGGCACTGAAACATAAAATTCTTATAGGTGTATCATTGAAAGCTATATCAAAAAATAAAAGAACTGCTACCGTAGAGTTGGCAAATGCAAATGGGAAAGCATCTCCTGTTTCATTAGATTTAGTTCCTAAGTCTCTTAAATGTAATCTAACCTTAGGTAAGAAAAAAAATTTTTTATTTGATACTGGTGAACTTGGTTTTGATATAGTTACAACTAAAGGTGGACAGGTTCATGGACAATCTAGAAACTTTCAATACTCTAAAGCAAGAAATTTAGTACAAACTGACCTAACACCTAAGGGAAAAGATGCAGGTGCTAAACTTGGAAAAGTATCAAGTGTTGCATTAGAAAAAATCTTAAAAGATTTAGGATTAAAGAGACCAGAATCTGCATCAAAACATAGAATGATACCTCCTGTAGGTAAATGGGAAAAGAGTCAAATTGATTACTGGATAGATTTGTATAAAAAATTAAAGTTATCTAATATGATCGATCTTGGTGAGGTTGCAGTATATGAAAATAGTCAGAGAATAGCAGAAGGTATTGAAGAAGTAATGGCATACGCTATAAATTATGAAACAAATGAGGCAGACAGAAGTTCTGGTGGTAGATTTTCTTCTAAGTTAATTGCTATGGAGTGGGCACATATATGGGTACAGATTGCAAAGAAAAAGAAAATGACAGAGTGGTGTACAGCACTATACTATGGTGCTAAAAAAGAATTCGGTAGTAGCAACGGTCCTTTCTTAAAAATTTATTGAGGACACTTATCAAACTGTCCACTGTGACTCGCATTAGGCATGAAAAACTGTTATAATATGGATATAAGACAGGACGACATGCCAAACAAACACCTCGAACACCCAGAAGATTCTATCTTTAATGGTCGTAGAGTTGCACTCAAAGCAATCACAGAGATGATCTCGTGTGAAACTGTTGGTATCAAGTGGGACGGTGCTCCTGCTGTGGTATTCGGTACTAATCCTGCCAATGGTAAATTTTTCGTAGGTACAAAGAGTGTCTTCAACAAAAAAATCCCGAAAATCAATTATTCCTTCGACGACATTGAGACCAATCACAAAGGCGATGTGGCAGACATTCTTAGGTTATTGTTTCATTTTGCTCCTCGTATCGATAGCATTGTTCAAGCTGACTGGATTGGTGTCGGTGGGTCACATTCTTACACTCCTAATTGTTTGGAGTATCGTTTTCCCACTCAAGTCCCTGGCTATATTGTCATTGCTCCACATACTCTTTATGAGCAAGTTTCTGCGGATTGTATTGGGCACATCGGGATTAATCTTGCTAGTTCACCTACTTGTTACTGTGTAAGTGCAACAGATGCATGGGCATTTGTAGAGAAAGAATTAAATTTTACAGATCAATGGAAGTCATTTATACCTGTGTTTAGATCTAAAACTCCTCATCCAAAAGTTGCACCTAAGATCAAGCAACATATCAATAGTTTCGTACGTGAAGGACATATTCCTGACGCACAGGAAATGTACGATTCGTTACCTGATAAATATAAGGGAGAGGTTAGTGTATATACCTTTAAGGCATGGCACTACATCTATCAACTGAAACAGCGTCTACAAAAATCCATCCGTGAAAGCGGTGATGTGGAATGCTATATCGATGGACAACCTTCAAAACACGAAGGTTATGTGATAAATTCCAAAACTCCATACAAACTTGTAGATAGACTAACCTTTAGCAGAGCAAACTTTAATCTTAGTAAAAATTGGAAGAATGAAAAAGTTTAGTGCTTTCCTAAAAGAAGCTCAAAAATCATTTGCAGCTCAAGAAGCAGAGAAACTCAATCTTACACACGTTGGATACGGTAAATATGCCGATCAAACTGGTAAGGTCACGCATATGAGTAAAGACGGTAAACTTACAAAGTTGACCGCAAAAGAATTAGCAGGAGGAACCGAGAATGGAGGAGAAGAAACTGCAGGAGGCGAGGGTTCGGTCGATCAAGGTAGCATATCTATTACTTTTGGAAGATTTAATCCCCCTACTACTGGACATGAAGCACTTCTAAGTAAAGTAAAAGCTGCTTCTAAGGGAGGAGAGTACAGGATTTACCCTAGTAGATCACAAGATCCTCAGAAGAACCCACTAGATCCTGGCACTAAAGTTAAATTCATGAAACAGGCATACCCTGATCATGCAAATGCTATTCAGAATAGTGAAGACATGAGAACTATCTTTGATGTGCTTCAAACTCTTGATGGTGAAGGATATAGTACAGTAAATTTAGTAGTTGGTGGAGATAGAGTTAGTGAATTTAACTCACTAGCAACTAAGTATAACGGTGACTTA